CATCTTTAACTTCTTATTAGACCTGAAAGCCAGAAATAAGGGTTTGAATCTATAAAAAATCTCTGCCAATCTTTCCAAACCATACTTATCCCTGTATTTTGTTAATAAACCAAGAACACTCAAATTATCCTTTGTCTTGATTTCCTCAATAGTAACTTTATCTTTTATAAGCAAGGTTTTATTGGTAGATTTATAAAGCATGAAACGTAAGAACTCAACAGGTTCTTCTGGGAATACACCAAAATAATCATATAAAGCAATCTTTACCTCTTTATTCTTGGTAGCGTTAATCTCTTTTTCTGTTAATTCAACAAAAGTAGCGACATCAATTATATCCTGTTTTGTTTCTTCTTTTACTGCGATACCAGACTTTAATAGATTTAGCACCTTGTTCTTTAATTCTTTCTTCGTATAACCTTTAATAACAATAAGGTCTATCTTTTTAACATCTAATTTAGGGATGTTCAGCTTCTCACAAGGTATATATACAGAGTTCTCATTATATATACCCAAACTTTCAAAACCATAAGTAGTAATGTAGTGGATTATTTGTTCCAATACTAACTGCTCTATATCTGCGTCTTTGACTTTCTTCCAAGATTTATGAAAAGTTTGGTTCATCTGTTCAGCAGTCAAACCTAATTCCTCTTTAACTACCTTTATTAAATTGTCTAATTTATGCCCATAGTTATAAACTACTTCTGGAGAGAAAATAAACCCACTTTTGATAGTTTGGGCTAATAACTCTTTACTTAATTTTTTCTTACCTTTATGTTCTGTTGGAACTGCCTTAAATAATCTGATAGTGGATTTCATCGTTTTCTCCTTTTAGTAGAGGCGAGAGGTATTCGCAAGTTGAGCCTTTCGGCTCAGAGAATTAGGAACCTCTTATGCCTCATTAGTTAAGAGGCGGGGGGTATAACTTAACAGGTTGTTTATAGGAACCCCCGATGCCTCACAATTTTGGGACGGGAAGTATTTTCGCCAAAGGAATGATAGGAACTTCCTATGTCCCGATTTATTTAAAAAGGCGAGGAGTATTTTCCAATTTAGTAGGAACTCCTTATGCCCTTGCATTTATATATTATACCTCTGTTTAAACTTCTCCTGCTTCTGCTTGAACATCTTGAAATATCCGTTAAGAGCATCCTCATCATAGATTATAGGTTTGGAGTAGCCCTGTGCGGTTTTGTCATTGATAGAAATTATGATACCTTGCTTTATATCAAACTTCTTTGCGTAAGCCGACAACTGAAGCCCGTTTGAAATTTTATTCGGCGTCCTCTTAACATCAAACACAGTAAGTATAGGCAATGCTTCTTTAAACTCGGGCTTCCCGAAAAAATCAGGCTCTCCCGTATATCCTTCCAAATCGAAAAAGAAGCGCTCCCCAACTTTCATATCTTTAACCGCATATCGCTCAAGGAAAGCAGGGAAGTCGCCTGTATCAACAGAGAGCCGTAAACCGCCCCTTGTTAATATCACTATATCTGTCCAGCAGTCCTTTAATTCCTTACCTTGAAGCCATTTGCCTGTCGTTATGTAATGTTTCACCCGTTTGTCTATGATGTTGCCCTGAGAGGCGTATTGTGTAAGGTCCTGGGGTACTGTGAAGAAGTCCGCGTCGTAACCGATTATTGAGGTTACACTCGGCAGTATGTTCCCCTCTGGAGAAATCATAAACCTTAAATCTTCTCGTTCCCGTTGTATTCTTTCTATTATGGCTTTTTGCTCGGCTTCTTTTAGCATATTGAATGATTTTTCATAAAGTTGTTTAATCCTTTTTTCTACATTTGCATCATTAAAATCTATTTTATTTGGCTGTATATCTTCTTCGTAAGTTTCTTCCCAAGTGAAAGTAGGGCGAAGATTTTGAAAACTTCCCGTTGCGATAACTCCTGATATACTACCACCTATTCGGATTGTTCGTTTCATGTTGTCCTCCTTTATATCCATTTACCAAAAAATGGTTTTTTTAATATATCATCTATACTTCTTTCAGTTCCCCAAATATAATAACCGTCTTCTTCATACTCCTTTTTTTTTGGGGGATTATGTAATTTAATAGGTTTTGTCTTAAAATTAAATTCTAAAAAGTGTTTTAGACTTCCTTTATAAAATATCCTTGTTTCTCCAAGACATCCAACAGGAGAAAACATTACCATAACCTTTCTTTCCATTAAAACTACACTACTATCGTCGCAACCAATTCCTTCTCCAAACCACAACTGAACATTATAATTGCCCATTTGTTTTATTTCTTCTAATTTATTTTCCATTTCTTTCCTCTCCTTTCGTCAACCCCTCAAACTTCTCATCAAAATGCTTGTTCACGAAATCCTCGAAATTCGTAATTGTAGTCGTTCCTTTTAGGTTTAGATACAACTCCCCCAAGTATTCAATCTCTTCGTCTGATATTATTAGGTTTTTTTTGGTTAGCATTTCTTCTTCCTTTTAGGTAGTAGACTCTCTAACTGCTTTAGCATTTTTGTTGAGTTTTTATACCATTCTCCCCAAGTTTCTGAGCGGTCTACTTTTACCCAATTGGTTTTTTCACCACCACAACCAGTATGTTTTTTTACTAAGGGACAAGATTTACAGTTTGGTTCATAAAATTTACATAAAGCACAACTACCCGAAGTCCAAGTTTCTTTTATGGCTTTTGCCATTTCATAATAATCTGTGACATTACTCTTTTTCTGCTTCTTAACCCATGCCCGCATTCTCTTCCAATGTTTTATACTATCTTTTATCGCTTGTAGTTTAGTCATTTTTTACCTCCACCTATTATTATACACACACTCTTTCAACGTTCCAAATCTTTTCGCTATAAAGCAACTCATCAGGCGTAAACGTAAGTTTCTTCCCATAACCTCTCGTATTCTCCGCCCATTGCAAAATCCGTTCGGCAACATCAAAGACATCCGCCCAAGTGTAGTCTTTGTGGGTAATTCGCTTTTTCTTTAAAAGGTAAAGGTAGGCGAGCCAGATTAACATAGGCATATCATTTTGTTTTCCGAGGTGATTCATAAAAGCTCCTTTATTAAACGTCTTTAGTCGTATCTTCATTCAGGGTTTCCTCTGCGTAGTATCGTAGTCCCTCTCTTACGACTTCAATGACTTTTACTTTCTTTTCCTTTAGTCTTTGCAATAATCTCTCTTCTTTTCCGTTTAATGAGAAACTGTGAATGTAGTTTGGTTTTGTCATTTTTTTCCTTTCATTAGGTTGTGGATTGATTGGGCTAATGTATTTACTCTCATTTTTATTTGTTTTTGTTCTACTTCATCAGGTTTTCTTGAGGCAAGTTTCCTCTCTAATTCTTCACACCTCTCAAGCACCTTAATATCGCACCACTTCATCCATTTTTTAGGATTGTTTAATATATTCTCAAGTGGCTTTTTTTCATTGACATAGTATTCTTCTAATTCTTTAAGAGCTTGGTCAACTCTCTTTTTGCATATTTTTTTACCTTTGCCCTTATTCTTGGAGTTTAATATATCTAAAGAAGCATTAATAAATAATCTTTCTAATATCACTCTCGGGCTTTTCATCATTCCCCCCTTATATCTATATGTAAATGCGGTTTATTAGTGTAAGTCTGCATAAAGGTAAATCCGACTTGCTTGGCGTATGGCTCAATCTCTTTAGCAGTCATGTTTCTAACTATGATATCCACCGCCTTGCCCTCTATATGCTGACTTCGTGATACTCCGCCTACTCTTTGGTTATACGCTGGTGTTCTAAAGCCCGAAGTGATAATGATAGGTTTTCCGATTAACTCTCTTAATGCTTTGAGCTTTTCTATGAGTATCGGGTCTATCTTGATTTCTTCTATAGATAGTGGGTCTTGTTTCTGATTGAATTCTTGGATGTTGAAGTGGCTTTCTTTTTTCTTTCCATACATAACTATTGGCATGGAAATAGCTTTGGGTCCTTCATAAGGAATTGTGTATTCTGGGTCTAAATACCAATCGTAGTCTTTGTTCTCCTCTCCCCACGCAGTGCCTATATAAAGGAACAGCACTAATATATATACTATGGCGAATTTTCTCATTTCACTTTCCTCAATTCTTCCTTTCTAAAAAAACACCATTCTGTAGGTTTATAGAACTGAACACAATACTCTATTATGCCATGAGCTTCTTTGCCCTTTCCGAAAATTCTACCGATTCTTCCTGTAAATGAATTATCTGAAATTGCTTCTACTTTAGTGCCTATTTTCATCTCAACCCTCCCTATCCTCTAAAAGTCTATCATAACATTCGCAACAAGCCCCTGTTTCCTTGATAGATTTCTTATCTTCTCCGCCTGTGAAATTTGTTTGGCAATAGTGGCAGGTCATATCCTTTCCTCTAACTCATCTTCGGCTTTATCCTTTAGCTGAAAAACCTCTGTGTAAATCTCATACTGCGACCTGTCCGATAAGTTTGTCCAATCGTCAAAGCTGATTAGTTTCATTTCAACACCTCCTTTGCTAACATAAAGCCTTTAAGTATCGGTTTTACTTTCTCTATCAGAGTTTTCTTAATTCTGTCTGGGTTGTATGAAATGGTGAAAGAACTCCCTAATATAAGGAGAGCTATCATTAGTCCGAGGAATAGGGTTTTAAGAAACTTCATAAATTCTTTTTCCAGTTTTGCCATAAATTTCAGCCTCTCGTCGTGTAAAAATTTCTCCTTCGCAAGTTTCGTCTGTAACATTTATAAAATATTTGTTTCCGAAACGAATTGGTATTTTATCATTAGAACTCATCTATTCCCTCGCTTCCTTAACTCCCTGTCTACAACCTCAAACAGCATAAGCAATAGAAAACTTGGCAGATGTTTGACTCTTTCTATGAATAGTGTTTGTTTAGTCATGACGCCTCCTTTAATCTTTTATCTACTAATCTTTCAAAACGAGCAATATCTTTAACACCATAAGCTCCTTCTTCCTGCCCATTATAAAATACTATCCTTTGTTTTTCTCTAACGATATGAATAAAACAGTCATCTTCATAGGCTTGGTCTTCTTGGTTCTCAGGATAAATACTGATATCATATTCGGGAAATAATTTTATTAAAATTTCTTCTTTCATCTCAACCCTCCCTCTTTAACCTCTATCCTCTTGATAATTTCTTGACGACAGGCGTTATGACCTCTATATAATATACTTTTCTCAATTTTTTTAAGTTCTTCTTCTGCTATATCTCGGTGAGCATAAAAGACATTATTCGCAAGACGCTCATACTTACTTTTCTCTTCTAATAATTCTTCTCTTGTCATTTTAGACCTCCTTTATAATACCCCACACTTACTTTCTTCTCTTATCATATCAAAGAAGTTCTTTCTATATTCTTCGTTGTCAAAACTTTCTGTTGTTATTAAATATCCATCTGTTGTTGTAGGTGTATAAATCCATGCTTCGCTTTCTACATATTCAGGTTTATAACGTCTTTTTTGATAAGGACTTTTAGCGAAGTATTTTATCTTAACTCCGCTCATTCCTTTTAATTCATTTAGTATGTCTTGCCTTTCCATTTCCCACCTCCCTTTCTTTTAAATACAATTAAAGTATATACTATTATAGGTTATCTGTCAAGTTTTATTTTTGGTCGTTTTATGAGTGTTGAGATATTCAGTAATAATTTCTTTCATTTTATCAGGATTATTTTTATGCATTAAATACCAATGAGTATTAGAACCCCCGAGTTTTTCTGCTATTTTCTCTAAAGTCATTCCATATAGACGTATATATTTGGAAATGTGTCGAAAACCTTCTAACCTATCTGTGTGAAAAAATTTTATATGGCATTTGCTACATACTACAACTAAATTTTCACACGAATGATTAGTTTTAGTTTCATCTAAATGATGCACATATTTAGCTGATTTGTTACAAATTTCACATAATCCTTTTGTTTCCTTTAATTTTATAAGTCGATTTTTCTTTAATTCATAATGGTTTGGGTATGTAGCTATTCCACCTTTCCATTGGAAATTCTTTGAACCTTTTGTCATAGTCTCACCTCCATTTAAAAGTATATCACAAAACTCAAAAAAGTCAAGTTTTTTTATTTTCTCAAAAAAATACTTTCCCTCTATTGAATAGTGCCAAAAAATCATTATACTTATAGGTATATAAGGAAAACAATATGAGAGATTGCTTTAACTCTGGAAAACTTCAATCAAGTAATATATCAGTGTATAAAAGTGAAGAAGAACAGAAGAGTTAAGGTAGTCTCTTTTTTATGATTTGCCCAAAGTGCAATATAGACATAACCTCAATGGAAAATCTCACAAAACCTAAAAGATTCAAATTTATATGTAAATGCGGAAATGATGTATCAAGACTTAAAGCAGAACAGTTAATAGAAGTGATAAGGGATAGTTGATATTTGATAATAAGGGCTGGATGAGTTCATAACTCATAGCTACATGAGTGGCGAAAGGCTTAAGAGCCATGTCTTTTAAGTCCGCCAGCCCTACTAACCTACATGGAGGATAGAGTGGCAAGTCCGCAGAAGGAAAATGGCTTTACCCCAATAGCCAATGAGATAGTAGAGCAGTTGGCTAAGACAAACCTAAATGCTTATGAATGGCGAACGCTTTGGGCTTTATGGAGAAAGACTTATGGATGGCACAAGACATCAGATTATATCTCTATTAGCCAATTCCAAAGGATTACAACACTTAAAAGGCGACATCAATGCAGAGCTTTAAAGGCCTTAAAAGAGAGGAATATCGTCACCTATATAGGTGATAGTAGAGTTCGTAAGTATAGATTTCAAAAGGATTACCTGAAATGGAAAGATGTCACCTATAAAGGTGCTATCACCTCAGATGGTACTCAGGTGTCACCTAACCAGGTGACGAAAGTGTCACCTATATGGGTGCACACAAAAGAATATAAAGAAACTATACAAAAGAAAGAAACTTTCATTAATAAACCTTCTTTAAAGACTTTAAGAACTTTGTGGTTTACAGTAAGAAAGAAAGAGCCCTTTATAAACTTATTAAGAGAGAAAGGGATAGATGTGGCCGCCGCCAAAAAAGTGCTGGATGAAGCTAAGCTGACAATACTATGAATAAGAAAAGAGTAATGAGTAAACTAATAGCATTAGCTATAAAGAAAAATAAGGATAGCTTTTCTAAATGGATTGAAAATACGCCAAAAAAGGTATTAAGTATAGAGAAGATAAGAGAAATCACCAGTAAAATAGATTATTCAATGGTAGAAGATAGTTTAAGATGAAACCCCTAAAAGAGATAAAAGATGAGTTATTACATACAAACGAATACAAAAACTCTCAAGAAATATGTGCTTATGCAACAGGGGTTTTGGATATGTATAATGAGGTAAACAGAGATGTCGCCAAAGAAGTATTGGATAAAGCAAAGATAACTACATGAGCATAGAATGTAAACACGAATCAGATAAGAACATATATGAGAAATCCTGTAAGGAAGGGCATAGGTTCTGTTTAGAAGAGAGATGTGTAGATTATGAGGGAAAAGTATGAAGCTACCAAAAGAGATACAAGGCGATAATAAGATAAGAGATTTTGATATATGCAAGTTATATATAGATGGGCTTTCTCCAGAGCAGATAAAAGATAAACGAAAATCAAATCTTACTATAAGGCGTATACAACAAATACTTTCAAAAAATGCGAATTTCGTAAATGAGAGAGTGGGTTGGGATAAGACTAAACGATTACATAGGTTACAACAAATTGCTGAGAAATTACCTGATAAATTATCACAGAAGAAAGATATACTTAATGTATTAGAGCAAATCCGTAAAGAAATGGAAGGCGATAAGCCACAAGTAGAACAACATATTCATTTTACAAACTTTAGGAGTTTTATAGAAGATGCTTACGGCAGAAAAAATAATAACTCACCCAAATCAAGAGAAAGCCAAGAAGATACAAACAGATTGGCGTGATGACCCGATAAGTTTTGTATCGCTTTGGTTTCAATCAAAACTCTGGCAGAAACAAAGAGAAATTATGTATGCTGTCAGAGACCATGCAAGGGTATCTGTTAAATCAGCTAATACAGTTGGAAAGAGTTTTGATGTTTCAGTAGTAGCTTTATGGTTTTTAATGAGTTATTATCCATCCAAAGTAATAACAACAGCTCCTACATTTACACAGGTTCAAGAAATTATTTGGAAGGAAATAGCAAATTTATATCATAAATCAATTCAGCCCATAGGTGCAGAATTATTAAAAACAGAACTGAGATTTAATGATGAATGGTTTGCTCTTGGAATAAGCACAAATGAAGTAAATCGCTTTCAAGGTTTTCATAGTCCTCACTTATTAGTTATTATAGACGAAGCACTTGGTGTAGCGCCAGAGATATGGGAAGCTATAGAAGGATTGCATCCATATCGTATATTAGCAATAGGCAATCCGCTATCAGCAGAGGGAGAATTTTATAATTGCTTCTATAGTCCACTATGGCACAACATAACAATAAACGCCCAAGAGTGTGTAGATTGGCAAAATCAACATGGGGTGATACCTGGGTTAGTAACTCAACAATGGATAGATGAACGTAAAGCTGAATGGGGAGAAAAGTCAGCATTATATCAAGCAAGAGTATTAGGCGAATTCCCCGAAGAAGGAACTGATATACTCATCCCGCTAAAATATGTAGAGCGGGCAAGGAACATTAAAATAGATGAAGAAGAAGATGCGATTAAAATAGTATCAAGCGATATAGCCACAAAGCATGGAGAAAACTATTCGGTAATGGGATATAGAGTCGGGCATACATTGGTAGATGTAGAGTATTGGCAGAATTTCCCAACGACTATGACCACTCAAAAGATAATCCATAAATACGAGATTAAGAAAGCTGATACAATCGTAGTGGATTCTGACGGAGTAGGCGAAGGCGTAGGTGATATGATTACTGATAAACGTATCGGGGTATTAGAATTCCACGGAGGCCGCAATCAAAAAGCAATGGAACAGAATAGGTTTAAGAATCTAAGAACACAGTTCTATTGGGTAGTAGCAAAGAAATTCGAGAAAGGGATGTATTCACTTAGATACCTGCCAGAGAACGTATATCAGATACTAAAGAAACAGCTCACCTCGATTAAGTTAAAAGCACCCGATGGTTTAGGCAGGTTGCAGATAGAGACTAAAGACGATATGAGGGCAAGAGGGATTGATAGTCCTGATTTTGCGGACTGTTTTATGATGAGTGAATACGCATATTTTTGTGGTAAAATGGGAGACATAAAAGCTTACAGTTACAGATGATATTATGACATATCAAAAAGGACATCCGTTTTATGGAGATTTAAGTAAACCTAATTATTTCAAGAGAGGTCATATCCCTTGGAATAAAGGAAAAGAAGGATATCAAATAGCTTCTTATGTTCATTGGCTTAATAAACCTAATAGTAAGCATCCTAAATCAAATCAAGGTAAACATATTTGGGAAGGTAAAATACATCCATTAAAAGGAAAAATAGGTAATCGTAAAGGTATAAAAGCATCTATTGAAACAAGAGAGAAATTACGTCAATCTCATTTAGGTCAAGAAGCATGGAATAAAGGAAAAGGATTGGGTAGAGTTTATTACTATTATCCCAGCTTATTTAGTAATGCTATCTTTAGAGCTAAAATAAAAACAAGGGATGATTATGTTTGTCAAGAATGTAATATTTCGGAAGAAGAACACATCATAGTCTTTAGTTATGCTTTGTCTATACATCACATAGACTACGATAAGAAGAATTGCAATCCTACTAATTTGATAACAGTCTGCCATGCTTGCAATGCTCGTGCTAATCACAATAAAGATTATTGGCAGCAACATTTCCAAGATTTATTGAAAAGTCGAGACTTATACAGATGAAAAGACTAACTGTAGATATAGATTGGGAATGCACAGCATTATATGAAGAGAAAGATGGCACAGGTGTTTTCTGGGAGTTAACACCAGAGATGGTAGAGAAGGCATTAGAAGAAGCATACGGCATTACGCTTAGAAACTTATTTCAGAAATCTATAACTTCTTTTAAAGTAACGCAAAATAGAAAGGAGCATGAAAATCATGCCGCAAGTGATACCATTCGGAGACCGAATTTTAGTAAAACGCCGTAAAATTGGCGACAAGGTAGGTAAAGACAAAATGATAGTAGTCCCAGACCAAGTGAAAGAAAGACCAACTGATTTAGCTGATGTAATCTATGTCCCAGACCTGACATTCAGTGATAACGAGATATTAGACAACGCAGAAACAATAGTAAAGACTTTGACAAGACAAGCCAAGACAGGCAGTGTTGAGAGCTTAGAAGGGTTGTTAAGACTTAATACGTTCATAAAAGAGAAATCCATAAAAGTCGGAGATGTGTTAATGATAGGAAAATACGTAGGAACGAACTTCCATGATACCGAATCTACAGATGATTTAACGCTTCTCTTTGCAAGTGAGGTTATCGGGAGGGTTGTGGAATGAATAACAACCACCCCCAACTAATCTACAAAGCGGAACTAATAGACAAGAAGATAGTCTTCACTTTCAACTCCCAGCACATACCGACATTAGATTATATACATGGAGAATTGGGCTATCATATAACAGAGACAAGAGCTATGCAAAAGACTAAAGAAGAGATTAAGAGCGCACCGATAGTGAAACCTTTTAATTCGCTAAAGGATTTTTTAAGGAGAAAATAGATGGCTCGTAAAATTACCAATGAAGAAATAGTAAAAGATATAAACGAGATAAACGAAACCGAGTTCTTAAAGAAGATTCGGGCTAAGAACAGGAAGAATCTCATACCTCTCGATATCCTCGAAAGAGAACGTATCGCTCAACATATTAAAGACCTGTATCTAAGGCGTAAACCCAAACATGATGAAATGGAAGATGATATAGACCTATGGGATGACGTATGGATGATGAGGAGAATGGCTACCCGCTCAGGAGATGAAGATACTCCGAATTACAGGACTCCGCTTTCAACAGTCATTTTAGAGACGATTCACGCAAATATAATGAATGTCTTTTTCACCTCGAAAGACATAATGAGAATCATACCTACTGAGGCAGGCGATATACCAAAAATAGAAAAACTGGATGTATTCGCTAATTGGAGCATGAAGAATGAATTAGAATTGTTTGAACGGATTGACCGACTATTCCACGCTTCAGGGAAAAATGGAGAAGCGCCTTATATGATTTCATGGGTTAAAGAATACGGCACTGAGATTAAGATAACTCCAGTATTCAATCCAACAAATCCCTCTGAAGTCTTAATAGACGAAGACACCAAAGAGCCGATAACTCAAGAACGGGAGATAGTGAAACTCTTATATAACGGCCCGAGATTTGAAGTCTTTAGTCGTAAGGACTATTTTATCCCAGAAGAAGCGGTATTCGGTAAAATTCCCCCATGGGAGATGAAGCGGGTCAGATTCACAGCAAGCGATATAAAACAGAAAGAAATCGAAGGTGAGACTTATCCTGATGTCTTTAACTCAATACAAGGTTGGGGAGGTTCTGAATCTACTGACAACAAACGAGTAGATAAAGAAGGCGACACCGTAAGAATGGGCGATACTGAGAAAATGTTTGTCTTGTTCTTCGGGAAACTCAGAGTAAACGCTATAAAGACAGAGATGACTGGAGATGAAGGCCTTGAAGAAATTGAGGATGAATTCATAGCTCTTATGGAATTAAACACTCAAACTCTGGTATCACTAAAGAAAAATAAATTCCCGCTTAAAATGAGGCCTACAGGACTTGACATATTCATACCAAACGATGAAGGACGGCTTGCTGGCGTGGGGGTCATGGAGTTTATGTCAGGGATTCAGAATGCCCGTGACCTTTTACATAACCAGTATATGTTCGGAACTGTACAGAGCAATTCTCCGTTCGGGTTTTTCCAGCCGATAGGGAATATGAGGAACGAGCCGATAAAGACTAAGTCAGGGTTCTTATATCCTACAGCCGACCCTAACACAGTGAATATAGTTAAACTCCCAGCACCTGACCAGTCCATACTTTTTATGATAGAAGAACTTGAAAGCCAAGCGCAGGCGTTGTTCGGTATCTCCCCGATAAAAGCAGGAACTGAAAGCAAGCTTGACCCTGACGCCCCAGCTAAGAAAGTCGCTATCATAGTTCAACAAGGGGATGTAAGGCTTAACGCTATTATAAAACGGAAAAATAAGACTCTTAAAGATATATTCAAGAAGTGGTATCTATTATATCAAGCTAATATGCCGCCAAATAAGTTCATGCGTATAGCAGGAGAAGATGCTAATAACCCTTGGAAGTTTGAGCCGATTAACATTACAGATTTTGCGCTTAAAAGCATACCAGATTTTGAACTTACAGGGAATATACTTAACTCAAATAAAGCTCTCGAAGCGCAGAAGAAGTTATCTATATACCAAATCTTAATCGGAAATCCATTCTTTAACCCACAAACCCGTGAGGGATTACAAGCCCTTCATGCTTTAACGAAATGGTTAATAGACGGATTAGACGAGATAGGGATTAGTAACTTTTTACCGCCATCGCAAGGTGAGCAAGTGAGAACTCCAGAAGAAGAGAATGCCCGATTCTTACAAGGTGATGACGGCATCCCGTCGGAGGGCGAAGACCATATAAATCACTTGCGGGTTCATGGGGAATTCGTATTAGACCCATCACTCCCAGATGAGGTAAGACAGAAAGTCGTAAAACATATCCAACGAACAGGCGAGATGTTAAGAAACCAAATAACCCAACAGCAGGTGTTAGGTAATTTACCACAACAAGGAGGTCAAGGTGGAGTCGGAAATAGGCCTACGCCACAAGCGACTGGCAATGTTCTTCCAGAGCAGGGATTGGGAGGACTTGAAGCAGGAGTTGGAGCAAATTTATAAAAACGCAGATTCTAAGGTTCATATAACTAACTGCGATAACAGAGATATATATATCGGCAAGACTATCGGTATACAGGAGATTCTTGATTTAGAAAGGATAGGTAAATAATGCCTTTTACTGCTCAAAGTTTCAAAAAGCATAAGAAAGGAATGACGGATGCTCAAGCAAAGAAGGGTGCGAGAATAGCTAATGGTATACTAAAAAGTTGCTTAAAAAGTGGGAAAAGTCAATCAACTTGCGATAGAATAGCTATAGCAACAGCTTTAAAAAATGTTATAAAAGGAGCGAAGAGAGTAACATGACCGACCGTCGCATAAACTGGTATTTGGAAGCATTAAGGCGTGAATTCGAACAATGCAAAGAAGGGCGTTTTACTGGTAATAATGAGTTCAAGGTAAACTGGAGGGAAGGTTCAATAGGAAACATAAATATTGGATTGTATAAATCCATACAAGCACCGAAGGATTTGGTTTAAAAACCTGAAAGGAGGGTAATATGGGAGAAGACAGAACGGAAGCACAATGTGTTCAAGAACCACAATTGGGTATATTAAGTAAAATAGGTGGAGCTATAGGGACAGGAAAATCCCTTGACCCAATTACAGAAAGATTAAGAATGGGAGCTATTGATTCTTTGAATGCTTATTTAATTCGTCTTTTAGAAAAAAAGACTTTTTGGGAAGCAGGAAGAATCCATGAAGCATTAAAAAAATTAGTCTAAAGGACATTTAGTTCGTTTAGAACGTTTAGGATAGTCTAAACTACAGACCCCTAATTGATTCGTGAGTAACTGATTGAGTTCACGAGTTGGTTAGGGTTTTTTATTTAAGGAGGTGAAATATGGCTCGACCAGTAAGTAAGATTATAAAACCAAGACCAAAGAAAGGCCCTGGTGTAGGTAAGGACAGGCAGATTAAAAATAGGATTGTGAGGTGATTATGGCTTTTAATATCAGACAGTTAAAGAAACGGGGAGTAGGAAAGAAAGTACAGGCAAGACTCGCAGACTCTCAGCCCACACCAGCAAGACCGCTTAGGATAGACAGTATAGAAAGTGAGATAGGGAACAGGGGTTCTGGGAGATTGGGGAAAGTTAAGAGAGTGAACTTCGGTTCTAAACTAATAAGGGGGGTGAGTTGAGTGGCTAAAAAAAAAGGAAAAGGAAAAGAAAAAGTAGTCGCTACTAAAAAGCAGTATCTTTCAAGACCAGACAAAGTGCAACAAAGGATAAACGAAGGATGGACTGTAGTTAAAAACACCAACAAAAGAGCACAAGACATGGTGCTGTTAGAAAAATAACAATCGTCAGGAAACCTGATGGAAAAGGAGAATTAAAATGGTTACGCCAAACGAAACAATCGTTGCGGAAGAACAGAAAGAAGAAACAAGGGCTAAAGAACTCGTAGAAAAAACGGATAGGACTCCAGAAGAGAATACAGAACTTGATGGTTTAAAAGAGAAGAAAACGGGTCGTTTTCAAAAGAGGATAGATACGCTGACTTGGAAGAGTAAGACTGCTGAGGAGAAATTAGAGACAGAGAAAGCGGAAAGAGAAAGACTGCAAAAAGAGAATGATGAATTAAGATCTACACAACTTCCGCCAAAGCCTCAAATAAAAGAGGAAACAATCGACATCGGGGGCAAGAAATACTTTACTGACGCCTCTTTGTCCTCGCAGATAGACGCTGGCAAGATTACAGAAGCAGAAGGGATTAGACATCAGAAAGAGAGGAACAAAGAAGAAGCTGTAGTCGAGGCAGTGGGCAGGATAGAGAATAAGACTAAGGAAAAGGAAGATAAAAATATCCTAAAAGAAGATTTCGAAGACGTATTTAAACGCCATCCTGAGTGGGCGGAGAAACATCAGAATCACAATCCAAACGACCCTTTATATATAAAGACTAATGAACTTTATCTGGAGAGTTATAGATTTCTTCCAGATGGTTTAAGCAAAGCCGAGGAATTGGCAAAGCAATTACTTAATATATCAAGCGTCCACATTGACAGGACGGAAGATTTAAGCGTAATTGAATCAGGCGTTCCCAAACCTACAGGTAGAAAACTTGAAGAAGAAACTTTTACCGAAGGTGAAAGGGATACGGCAACAAAGCAATACAGGGATATTATAAATCCCAAAACAGGCAGGGTTTACACGGAAAATGAAATACTAACGAAAGCCCTTGCCGCAAAGAAAGCGAGGAAAAGATGACAGACACAAAAAGTGTCCCAAAAGCACAGGAGGTAAAATTCGGGGATTATAGTGCGACAATAATAGAAGATTTTTATGGGAAAATAGACCCGTTCTATCTGTCGATTAAAGACCCGAATTTCGAGTATCGCTTCATAAGAGACGATTCCATGTCTGGCGGAAAGAATATCACGATGAAGACTGGGAACTTGCTCTTACAGAAAGGCGGATGGAAAGTTTGCGGACGTGAGCATCTCATGAAGTTGGGCATAAAAGACGGGGCTATTTCAAGAGACCCTGCAAAAGATTTGAGATTATCTCCTGATGGGTTATATAGAGCTGGAGACCAAATCCTTGTATATATGCCTAAAGAACTTTATGCGAAGAAAGAAGCTCACAAAAAGAAACTCGCAGATGAAAAAATAGGAGATATACAAACAATGATAAAAGAAGGAAGTTCTGAACTATCAGGAACAGGACACCCTGATATGAAAGGACTCCAACCTAAGGAGAAGTTACGAGGTAACTGGAAATAGAGGTAAATTATGGTAAACTTAAACAGCACTGGTTTTCGTCCAGCAGACAGGAAACCAAGTGAGGAACTGCGATTTGACGTAGATGCAAGTAGCTCGACAGCCATGTTTGTCGGCGATGTTGTCATGATAAATGGAGCTGGTTCAGTAAGGCCAGCTACAGCTGATATCGGCACTTCAGCTATTGGCGTTGTGGTTGCACTCTACGATTTAAATGGTATTCCAATAGGAAGCCCTGGAGCAGCAGTAACGACTAAGTTTTTAACTGGCTCTGTAGCTGGTAAAGCTTTAGTTGCACTGGCTATCCCAGGCAAACGTTTTATCGCTCAATCACAAACTGGTCAAACACCAACAGCAGCAGACGTATTCGCAACAACTGACCATGTGGCTGGAGCAGGCGACGAAACTGTATCAAGAAGTGGACATGAACTCGACTTTAGTGATTTAAACTCAGGTGGTCAGTTCCTTATTCTTGGTAGGGTAGTTGCGCCAGATAATACGTTCGGTGCAAATGTAGATTTATACGTAACCTTTAACGAAAGCATCTTCGGACCAGTAGATAAGTCCGTTGGCGTATAAGGAAGGAGTAGACAATGGCTGTAATAACTAAAGCGCAGATTGTCGATGCTCTGGACGCCAACTTAAATGACCTGCATCAAGACGGGTTAGTAAGCTGGGGCGAAGAGTATCGCAAGATTTACAATGTAGGGACTTCGGACAGGCAGTCCGAGATAGACAGCTACACATCAGGTTTCAGGTCAATGCCTGAAAAGAACGAAGGAGAAGCTGCTACTTTTGATGCAATCCTTCCAGGCATAAAGAAGACTTATACTCACGTTACTTACGCTTTAGGATATGAGATTACTGAAGAAGCTATCGAAGATAATCTTCAGACACCTCAGACGTTCAATAAATATCCACAAGCTCTGGCACGTAGCGGTATAGAAACCGTAGAGACTGTTGCTGCTAATGTATTCAACAACGGGTTTACTACAAATGGTTTTGACGGCGTTCCTTTGTTTTCGACTGCACATCCGATTCTTGCAGGCGGAACACAGTCTAACAGACCTTCTACAGACGCTGATTTATCTGTATCATCTCTGACAACTGGATTGACTGACATAGAGAAGTTCAAAGATGAAAGAGGTTTGAAACAGCCCACAAAGGCAGTCCTTCTGGTAATTCCAGTTGATAGCTGGAATATAGCCGAAGAGCTTTTGGGTTCGGAATACAAACCGTTTGTCGCAAACAATGAAGTTAATGCACTTAACAAAAAAGACCTCCAGTATTTTGTATGGCACTATCCGACTGATACAGACGCGTGGTTTTTATTGGCAGAAAAGGGAGTCCATCAATTAAAGTTTTTCTGGAGAGTTCCAATGGGTGCTTTAAGGCGTGGGACTGATTTTGATTCCACTAATCTTAAACATCTATCCCGTATGAGATTCAGTGTCGACTATTCGCATTGGATGGGAACATACGGTTCACAGGGAGCGTAGACAAAGGAGAAGTAAAAATGAGAAAAATCAGGTATTTAGCAATAGTTAGCTTGGTTTTACTTATGGCTATTCCTTTGTTTGCCCAATCCCCCCGACAACATACTTCGTCTGAAGGGAAATCAGGTTTTGGCAACATAGCAGTAAGAGGGCTTAATGCAACAGGAGTTCCTGGATATATTGAATTCTCCGATGGTGATGGGGATATATTTTATCTTTATGTCGATATTAACGGCGTATTGAGAATTGCATCAGAACCAGCAGTTGGTTTTGGAGCAAGTCCAGCGACTACAAGTTGGTCAAGGACTGGGACTTCAGGAGAAGTTGGAATTGTCGTAGGTGGTCAATCGAACATAGATTAGTCATAAGTGAAATGGGGGAGGCTTCGGCCTCCCTCATACTAACATGAAAAAGTTTCTGACTCTTGTAATTTTAATGATACTTATAGTTCCACTTTGTAGCGCTGTCAAAGTCCCAGGACAGAAGGTGTGGATGGGGCAATACATAGCGCTTGTGTTCTTTTTATTCGGTGGAATATCAGTATTTTTGTGGCATTATAATAAATTTTTATCCATATTTACAGGGGTGTGTTTATTATCGACATTTTTCGTGGCAGGACTTACTAACGGTTCTGTGCTTTTATTATTACAATTAGACTTATTATGTCTTTTGAGTTACGGGGTTTCGAAGTTCAACAAGACACATAGAAAATATATACGCTGGAGTATACTTGCGTTGGTTTTATTTCAGTTTTTCTGGTTGTGTTTGCAGAAATTCCATCTCGACCCTATTTTTTATCTGAAAGGAAACAGGGCTCTTGACGATATGGTGGCTTTCGCTGGCTCTCCAGACCACATGGGTTCATTTTTCGCTATAACATCTCCTATTATGATAGGCATAAATCCGCTATTATCTATACTTTCATTCACTGCTATAGCTTTTTCCAAATCGTCATTCGCTTTTGTATCAGCAGTAATTGCGTGCTTAATATATGTATCTTATATGTATAAACATCTTATGCCTTTTTTTCTCGCATTTATCGTTATCGCAGGAATTATATTCTTTGTGAAGTTTGAGAAACTCTCTCAAGCGGATTTCGGCATAAGATTCAAGGTCTGGAAACACGCTACAGATATCACTATAAAAGGAAAAACACGCATAACCAAGAACGGCAAAACAGGAACAATACAATGTAATCCTATTTTCGGTTACGGGTTCGGAAACTTCAATCAGATATTCCCATTTATTCCACAATACGATACCCCTGATAATGAGATTAACTGTAACACAGAGAAGTTTGACCACGCTCATAATGACTATGTAGAGACTTTCATATTTGAGTTAGGTTATATAGGGGTTTTAGTAGGGCTATTGTTAATCGGGCATTTCTTCTGGGGGTTTGCTGTCGCTTCAAAGACTGCGGAATTAGTCTTGTATTTCTCATCTGTTCTGGCGTATTTGTTAAATGCTACAGGGAATTTTGTTTCTCACATTGCTCCGAGTGGAATGTTATTGGCTGTATTTTACGGTCTATATATGGGAACAAAAAAGGAGATTTATGGCACGCAGGACTGGGCGAGGGGGTAGATTACCGAGATGGTTTCGCGGTAAAAAAATATTAGATGACATATCAGGCTCTGAACATTTTGAACTCGATAGTGATATGTTTAAACAGCGAGGGTTGAATGTCCAGAGGCGGAACTTTGACTCACTTACAGATTCTGAACGAGCTGGACAATTAGGACAATAAAAGGGGGAAGTATGAGAAAGATAGGAATATTGGTAATAATCGGGTTGTTAATAACCACTTCTGTTTATGCGGTTGGAACTGGTCTTGTGAGGAGAAACGCATCTCCTGTAACGGTAAGTTTAAGCAATGTCAACCAATCAGAAGAAATAACATTTCCTTTTGAGACCAGAGAACTGATTATTACTAACTATGATGCTGATAGCGGTATATGGGTTAATTTCAGAGGTAATGATACTGATGGGGTGAGTAGTGGGGTTCAGGGCAATAGGGAGAGATATTACATAGGGCCTGATAAGACAATATCTATCAGGGAATTCGGGACGAAAGCTTTGACAATTATATCGGATAATACTTTTTCTGGAGGCGGTCTTGAGGCATCTCCAGTAACAGTTTTAGGTATTTTCTAATGCAGGGTAGTAGAACTTTAGCCCAAAGACATAAGACAAGGATAATCCTTAACAGGAGTTGTCCAGTATTCACGCAACTTGAAGTAGGTCAGACTGGACAACTCTCTATGAAAGGGGCAATCGAAGAAGAGCGGTTAGAATCTCAATCCGATGGGACAGAGTTATTCGTAAAAACTGTAAAGATATTAAAAGCGGAGTTATTAAATGCACCTGATAAAGTTTGAACCCATATTCGATATAGCAGAGAATAATCTTTCAGGCATAGGGGATAGGAAGATAGGAGAAGAAATAGATTTTATAAGTGATTTCAAAGTTGTTGAAAAGACTAAAAATTTCGTAGTGTTAAGAGTGAACTTCTCATTCATGACACCATCAAGGAGAGTATTCTAATGCAGGGAAGTAGAGTCGTAGCTGATAACGAGGTTTCAAGAAAAGTAGAATTATTTTTGCCTAACGAGGCGTTTGATTTCGTAACAAAACTCAAAGTCGGAGAAAAAGGGTTTATGTCCATAGACGGTATCGTATCTTCAATATTTATGGATGGGGAGAATATTAAGCGGAATGTCAGCATTGTAGACGCAAAACTTAACAAAGCGATAAGGATAAAATAATGCCATTATTAACACCAAGTTTTCATTTAGAGTTTATGATTCCTAACAGAATGGGAACAGAGATATCAGATATGGATGTAGGGAATAAGTTTAAGGCGACTTTAAGCTACGAGGTTATACGGAAAGATGAACACGGAGTGAATATAAAAATCAACAGCATAACATTTAACAAAACAAAACGAATCTAATTTACCATAAGGAGGTTTAAAATTCGCTCATTCGGACAATTACAAAATGATGTGGCTGTATTAGCTCAGAGGTCGCAGGATAGCGACTACAAGGCTAAAATAGCAGTATGGCTTAGATTATCACATAAATTCTTATCAGAGATATACGACTTCTGGATAGACTTACAGGATACACACAATTTCACCACAGCAAACGGGACAGAGAATTATCCTATGCCTCAAAGGTTTGATAAACCGCTAAGGGTGTATGATTTGACTAATAACCGTGAAATTCTCCCAGAGGTCGAAGAGAAGTATTTTGATGATAATGTTTCAGCTATAGCAGATTCGACTACGGGAAAGCCCAGCAAATACCGTTTATTTGGCTCTACAGGGGTCATAGTGCCGATATCTACGAATGGAGATACCCTACAGGTCAAATCTTCCTCTTCGTCTGATACAACGTCTCCTGTGGTAAGAATCAGGGGGTATATAGATTTAGCAAGACTTATAGAGGATTTTGAAGATATAACCATATCCGCTTCTTCGCCAACTACGTTTGTCGCAGGAACAAAGACATTTTTTGAGATTACTCATGTATCCAAGTCAGCTAATACCACAGGTTTTATCACAATAGCCAATTCATCAAGCACGACTCTTGAAACCTTAGCACCGAATAATAGACTCGCAAGACATACTATAATGAAACTTGGACTCATACCAGACGGGTCGTTTTCTACAAGGGTATTGTTTAAAAAGACCATAAGTGAAATGGATGATGATGACGATTATTCATTTACGGATTCAGACAGATATTTAACTTTCGACGCTTTTGGATATGCGTTAAAACAGGACAAGGAAGATACGAGAGCTAACTTTGCATGGCAGAAAGCAGAAGAAGCTCTAAGAGTGCTGTTATCCAGTCAAGGACTGAAGCTTGGGCCTAAGCTTCAAAATCGTATCGTGTCCACTTGGCTTAAAGACCATAGAAATAGAATATGAAAAAGTTTTTACTCATAGTATCAATCTTATTATTAGCCAATCCTTTATACGCTCAATCGCAAGATGCCTTTGCAGAAGATAAAGCACTTGTAAAGATAAGGATTGATAGATTCGATGGTGGGCAGAACTCTGCTGATTTAGACACTACCATAGAAGCATCCCAATCCAAGATTCTGAAAAATATCATAATAACGAGTCAAGGTAGGGCTATTACTCGTAAAGGACAGGCTTTATTTTCAACAGATGAAAGTAATACCGCATTTACAGGTTTAGGCAGATTTACTCCGAGTGCCACAGTAGACAATATAGTCATAGCCAGCGATACAAGCATAGCGGTTTCAGATTCAGACGGGACAGCATGGGCTACTATAAACGACGGAGAGCCATTAACTACAGGAAAAGATACAGAGTTTATCCAAGCTAATAACTTGCTCTTTGCTCTTAACGGTACTGACCCTACTCCGTTCTATGACGGCACGTTCTGGGATAAAGGCGCTGCGAGTGATACATCAGTTGTAAATGCCTCACCCCCTACAGCGACCACAGGCGCTTGGCAGTTAAACTATCTCTTTTTAGCAGGCAATCCGAGTTTTCCTGATTTTGTATTTGTTTCCAATAACTTAAACCCTGCGGTTTTCACCGCAGGAGATGTGCTATTTATCAATACTGGTGATGGACAAAAGGTAATCCATTTAGAGTCGTTCAGAGTTAATGAACTCATAATCTACAAAGAACGAAGTATTTTTGTATTAGATTTAACTGGTGAAGAACCGATAATAGATTGGACAGTTCAGCCGTTATCAAAGACTATCGGCTGTATAGCATCCCGTTCAGTCGTAAACACAGGAAACGACCACTGGTTTTTATCGAGTAATCCGATAGCTGTAAGAAGTCTTGTAAGGACACAGTTTGATAAGATACTGTTAAATAAACTCTCGATTCCGATTCAGGATATATTTGATGGGACTGGAAATAGGGTTATAAATGAGAGTGTAATATCTAAAGCGACTGCTATTCTTTTTGATGATAAATACTTTCTTGCTATCCCTACAGGGAATTCGACTGTTAATGACTTTGTAGTGTATTACGATTTTACCACACAGAGTTGGGGGACTATAGACGGGTGGTTTCCAGCTGATTGGCTTGAATTTGATGAGGAGTTATTTTATATAGACGCTTTAGACGGCAGGGTTATTAAGTGTTTTACAGGCACACAAGGAGATATGGCTTCAGGACCTACAGTTACCACCAGTAGCGAACCCTCGATACCGATAAGATTCGAGATTGTATCTAAGGATTTTGTTTTCGATAACGCAGAGAATTTCAAGATGCCTGATGCACTCGAGGTGGAATTCGGAACGACTGGGAGCTTTACAGCCACAGTATCAGTCGAGTTAGATGACGGGGGTTTTCAGGACATAGGGACGATTAACTTGGCAGGTGATTCGCCCACGTTGCCAGTTACGCTTCCGTTTACTCTCGCCACTGATGGTGTCGCAAGGAAGATATTCCAAACTCAGAGTCTTGGAGAGTTTAGAAAGATAGCAGTCAAAATATCACAGGAAACTTTGGATCAGTTTGCAGATTTACACTCATATACGAATTTTAGTAAGCTTAAACGCTGGAGGAGAGAATGAAACGATTACTTCTAATTATAAGTTTATTACTTTTTACAACAAATCTTTATGCGGGAACAGTAACGCAGTCAAAAATTTACGCAACCAATGACCAAGTAACAGCATCTAACTTAAACAGTAATCTTCAAGTCCCGATTGTAGAGATAAACGGGAATTTGAATAACGAGAACGCTAATACCTCGTCAGGATTTAGATTCTATGAAGCATTGGGTTCAACTCCGTCAGCAGGGACAGATGGTAGATTTGTATACAACACAGCAAATGATGAAGCGTCTTTTGATAATGGAACGAATTTTCTTCCTATTGCTAATGCTTCGTTAAATAATCTCGCTTCTGTAGCGATAAATACGTCTTTAATCTCTGATACGAATAATACAGATGATTTAGGTTCTACCGCTATTAAATGGAAAGATTTATTTCTATCAAATGCAGCCAGTGCAGATACGGTAAGAGCAAGGAACTTACGGACAGAAACTTATACATTCCCTGAATCTACCTTTCGACCAAATAGTTTATTAAAGGTTGATAGTGATGGAAATTTAAGTTTTAGCAGCACTACAATAATAGATAACGTTGGCACAACTAATGGATTAAAAGTTAATCAAAATGCTGTTTTAGATGCAAGTAACCATGCTATATTTGTAACTTCCAGTCAGGTGCATACAACTGCTGATACAGCTTTACTGAAAGTTGTGCAAGACAATGTTAACGCTACTGAACCTGCCATAGAAGCTCGGCAAGATGGTCCCGCTGCTGCTTTTGAGGCCTCAGTTGCAGCCAGTGATGCTATGGGATTATTGGTAACAGTCAGTACTTCTTCAAGGTCTCATCTCGTTCTGACTCCCATATCAAGTATTAGTGGAAATACTGAGGGTGATTTATATGCCGATGATGATGGAATTTTGTATTATCGGAATAATAGTGCTTTTGCAGCGTGCAATGCAGCAGGTGATTTTGCAGAACTTATGACAAGCGAAGGCGTGTGGAGTGATTATGAAGATGGCGATGTGATAGTCTTAGCAGCAAATCTTAAAGTAAAGAAATCCTCAGTGAAATATGATAAGGCATTTATAGGAATTTTAAATGAAACCAAAGGCCCATTCAAGATAGATAGGACTAATAGACCTTATGTGTTTGATAAGAAAAGAAAAGATAAGGCACTTAAAAAATCTATAAACGCAAGAAATAAATATGAAAAGAGGAACTTGCTTCAAGAAGGCAAGACATTTGAACAGATAAATAAAAACACAGTCCAAGTCAGTTTAATAGGTTTGGTGGATTGTAAGGTAAATGATGAAGGCGGAGATATAGCGATAGGGGATTTACTTACATCTTCTTCAACATCGGGGATAGCGATGAAAGCTAATCCTACAACTTTTGACCAAATGTCAGCAATAATAGGAAAGGCAAGAGAGAATATAAATTTCACGTCTGTAGTAAAGACAGGGAAGATAGCGATTTTGGTCGGAGTTAAATAAAGGAGTTGTAAGATGGGATTTTTTAGCAAAATCGGAGAGTTTTTCCAAGAGGAAGTTATAGACCCATTTCGTGAAACAATAGACCCAATACTCCCAGAGGCAGTTAAAGAAAGTCCTGCTCAATCAATAGGGGCACTTATAGCAGCACCATTTACAGGTGGGGCTTCTTTAGCAGCATTAGCACCACAAGCTATTAGTTCAGGATTAGGGCAAGTAGGAGTTGATGTCCCGACAAATATTACGAATTTGCTATCATCTTTACTTTTAGGCGGGACTGCATTAGGTCCAGAAGGTGTATTCGGTGGAACTACTACACTTCCAGGATTCGGCGCAGGCGGAGCAGGAACTAATTTATTTCAAAATTTAGGTATTCCAGGATTTGGACAAGGTGGCAGATTTGGACAAGCAACTCAAGGAGGCAACGTGGCTAATTTAGATAGAACTGTAGCAACTATAATGGGGCAACCTGTAACTTTTGGACAAACTTTACAAGGAGCAGGTGGTTCTTTTGACCCAGCTTTAAATTTTGGATTAGGTGGTGTAGTGCAACCATCAGGCGGAGGCGGTCTTTTACAAAATATAGGGAATTTATTAAAAGGCCCAGCTAAAGATTTCTTATCACAGATTTTAGGTGGCGGCGGAGCAGCAGGCGGAGTAGCAGGAACAACAGGAACGGCTGGAGGTGGAGGTGCTGCAGATTTAGGTTTTCTACCACAGGGTAGAGCAGAATTACAAGTTCCTTCAGCACCACCGATTAGAACCGCAGCAGATATATTTGGAGAAGCACAGAACCTATTAGGCCCATTTGAACCTACACAAGAGTTTTTTGAGGGATTTGGCCCTACGAGTTTAGAAGAAGCAGTAGCTAACAAGTTTTTTCAAGACAGATTAGAACAAGCCCAGAGAAAAGCAGGTCAGATAGCTTCTTTAGCAGGCATACCTAATTTAGCTCCTACGCTGTTTACAAGGGATATAGGCCCTACAGTAACAAGTATAGGTAGTGCTTTAGCTAACATTTCACAACAAAGGGCAGGACAAGCATTAAGTGGCAGATTGGCAGGATTAGGTCAATTTACAGATATAGGAAGAGTTCAATCTAATTTAGGGGCACAGTTAGGATTACAACAACAATTTAGACAGTCTCAAGAACAACAATTACGAGAACAACAGCGTCTTGGTGAACAAAGTGCAGAACGAGGATTGCTTACAACAGGTATTGGTGGTGGCATAGGAGCTTTGTTAGGTCAGATACCTTTCTTAAAAGATTTAGGGATTGGTGCAGGAACAGGTGCAACATTAGGTGGGATATTTGGTGGTGGCACACCTCTCGGACAATTTCCAAGTAGTGCAACAACTCGACAACAAACTACAGAACAGACAGGAGTAACTCAATTAGTAGATAAGCTAAATCAATTATTAGGGAAAGGAAATTCTATAGTAAATTTTGCTTAGGAGGAAATAATGGGTAGAACAGCACAAGCAGCAGTAAGTATACAAGATTTATTTAGACAGAAAGCTCAACAGCAAGCTCTACAGCAGCAAAGACAACAAAAGCTACAAGACGCACTCTTATTATCAGCAGGACAAGCAAGGATTAAACAACAATTTCAAAGTCCTCTTGAGCAATTTCTGCAATTTGGTAAAGTCGCAGATACTTTAAACAAATTAGGTATAGACCCAAGAAGTGTATTTGGTGGGCAAGTTCCAGGTGGTGGACAAGCTCCCGATACTACTCAACCTACTATTCAACCTGGCGGACAACCTACTATAACGCCTACTGACAGAGGAGTTGTCGGAGGTGGATTTGGACAATTTCAAGGTGGACAACCTCAATTAGAAGCTACTAAATTTCAACAGACTCCGTTTGGTGGGATTAGACCTACAGAATTTCAGCCTAAAAAAGGATTGGCTGCTGAAAGTGCAAGTAAACTTACTTTAATAAGCCAAGCAATTTCAGATTTAGAAAGCGTAGAGAAAAAATTATTTACTAAAGAAGGTAGATTTTTAAGAGGATTAGCAGCAGCAGCTAATATCCCTGGAGGTAGATTGCCAGGTATTCCAAGTGTAGGTTTTGGAACAAAAGCAAGAGAGATTAGTTCAGAGATAAATAATGCCTTAGAAGCTAAATTAAGAATAGAAACAGGAGCTGCTGCCACACAGGAAGAATTTGATAGATTGCAGGATAGATTTGGTATTACTGCTTTTGATACAGCGGCTTCAGCTAAAAGTAAATTACGAAGATTAAAAGAATTTATGAAGAACGCAAGGGTAACTATAGACCCTACAGGCAGATTTCAATATAGAACAGGTGATACACCATTTGATAATCAACTTAATGCACCGACAGCCCGTGATTTAGGATTAGACCCAAATAGATTTGAGATTATAGAAGAGGTAAAATAATGCCTTTTAAAATTAGGGATAAACAGACTGGAAAAGTTTTTATCGTAAAAGATAGATTAAAACAGCCACAACAACCTTCTGGTTTTAAAAGATTTCTTCAACGCCCAGAACTTCCAGCAGAAGTAGGGCAATTAACTGGAGGCATAGCTGGAACTGCATTAGGTGGCCCTGTTTTAGGTGCAGTAGGTGGAACTATAGGTAGAATAGCTGGTAGAGAGTTTCCACGACAAGTAGAAGCATTAAGAAAAGAACCTATTAAAACTTTAGGAAAATTCGCTAAAGACCCTGTTTTTTCATTAGTGAAAGGGATTTTTGAACGTAAACCTGAAGAACTTGCTAAACTTGGTAGGGAAATTGGCATAACTGCTGGAACGGAAGCAGTATTTGCGCCTTTAGGAATTGGTATTCAGAAATTAGCTACTAAAGGTTTAAAAGCAGGACAACAAGCATTTCAAGATTTGATTAGAGCTGGATTCACAGTTGAAAAATCTACAATTCAAAGAGTTCAACAAAAGGGCATAGTAAATATATTTTCTAAAAAGGTAAATCCTCTTTTAGGAGTTAGAAATAGAAGTGAAGACGCTTTTTTCGCATTAGGTAATAAGATATTCAATAGTGCACAAAATCTAAGACAACGAGCTGGAAAAGTTGTAGGCAGATGGCGTAATTTCTTATTTAAAGACCCAAGAGTAAAAGTTTCAGTAGTAGGTGCAAGAAATAATTTTCAAAGAGAGCTCAGACAACCTACAGTCGGTTTACTTGCTGAAACAGGAGAAGCATTAAGACCTACTTTAGGAATAGGAGCAGATACTGCTCAAAGCAGGCTATTAGAGATAAATAATTTATTATCTTCGGGGAATCAAGTAACTCCGCAAGTAGCATATCAGATTATAGACAAACTTGATGATTTAGTCAGTGCTTCCAAACGTGGAGCATTTAGTTTGGCGAAAAATGAAGGTAGGATTATAGCTAATTTAAGACGAGATTTAAAAAATCAGATTATCCGTTCTGCACCACGAAATATATCCAAAGGACTTTCAAATGCAGAAGATAGATTTTCAGAAGTGGCTGGAGTAACAGATGATATATTTGATAAAATACCTTTAAGAAGGCAAGGAGTAGCTCAAAAAGAACTTAGAGGTGCGACAGAACGAAATTTAGCAAAAGGATTACAAGCAACTACTTCTTTTGAAGAACGTCAAATATATCCTAAATTAAATAATTTATTACCTCAACAAGAAAAATTTATGGAATTATATAAAGATATATTCGCTGCACAAGATTTACAACGTGAAGGTATGGGATTTATTTTAAGAAGATTATTATTAGCACCAAGAACAGCTGCCCGTGCTATACAGATTTTACAACCTCCACTAAAAAGAACTGGACAGGTGTTAAGAGCTACTGGACAAGCAGCCAGAAGATTGATACCTCCATCAGTTGTAAGTGGATTTAATAAATTTAGACCAGAGGAGAGGTAATTTCTCGATGAAAAGTATGAATTTGTTTAAAGGTGTAAGTAATATACCTAATAAAAGTATACATAATACTATGAGATAAGGTAAGCATATAATGAAGATAATGACTTCTATCATATATAGATTATGCCACATAATCCTAACTAAGTCAAGGAGAAAATAATGGCTACAAGTTGGATTTCACCAGATTTAACTTTTAAGGTAATTCAGGTCAAGGGGACAAGTGGTGACGCTAATGGATTATTGGAATTTCTCTGTGAGGCTGAACCTGCGACTGCGAGAGCAACAGCCCAATGGCGGATTCGGAAGTTCGTCTATGATTCTACTGGATTTATGACGAAGGTTTTATGGGCGGATGGAGATAGAAAATTTGACAATTCAGCATCTAATCCATCTTCTCTTACTTATTCAGATAATTAAATGAAGAAAATCCTTATAATTCTTATAATTAGTTTCTTATTCTTACCTCAAGCATTTGCAGAACAATGGAAGTGGAATCCTTTTACAAATAAGTTAGACAAAGTAAACGATAAAGCATCGGAATTAAAAGTAACAGATTCTGACGGTAATTTCGGTTCTACAGGTTCACCGCCTACTGTTGAAAGTGCTTTAAAAGAGCTTTCTGAAGGCACTACCCTTACCAAAACCTATGTCCCATTTATAAATGCTACGAAGAACGTAGATTTAGGAACACAGACACTTACTGCGAGTGATGTTACTGTGGGAGGGGGAAGGATTATCTTAGGCGGAGATGCTAATGACACAGGTATCACTTTCGGTAATTTAGGAACTGCCACAGCAGGTCTCGACTTATCAAGCAGCGGACTAAGTGGAACTGACCAAATAATAAACTTTGACGCTAATAATCGACTAAGAGCAGATGGAATTATTACTTGGGGTAGAGCAGCACAGAATATAAATTTTACAGTAGAAAGTGGCGGTGTAAATATTATCCCTGATGGGACTGATAGCAATATAAATGTTGATATAGAACCAAAAGGAACAGGAAATGTAAATTTAAGGGGTGATGTCTTTACGGATAATGATACAAGTGCAGTCTTTGGTCATACCACCCAATTAGCAGGTCCCAGCACCAGTGAATTTCAAGTATTAGGAACTGCTGCGGCAGATTCTTCTATCCTTTTGAGTCGTTCCATTGCAAATGCCAATTCACCCCACCTTTACTTTATTAAATCTCGAGGGACTGCTATTGGTGATGTTGACGCTGTTGTAGACGATGATAATTTAGGTCAAATATACTGGGTTCCCGCAGATGGTTCAGCCTTAACTACCCAAGCAGCTATATTTGCCGTTGAAGTAGACGATGCAACTCCTGCTGCGGGGGACGTGGGAGTAGCTTATGTGTGGATGCAAATGGGTGGTGGAGGTGTTGCTAATAGAGAAACTATGAGGCTTAATGCGGCTGGTAATCTTATTCTTTTTGGCACAGCTTCTGCTGATGTAGTAGATACCCAGTTTTTAGAATACTCATCTGGCGGTGCATTAACTATAAGAGATAATTTGACTGTTAATGGTTCTATTTCTTCAACCAATTTCCCATCTTCTTCTACTAACAATGCAATAGTCCGTTTTGATGGGACAGGTGGAAATACTTTTCAGGATAGTGGAGTAACCATTGATGACAATGATAATATATCTGTCCCAGGTGATATAAGTATTGGAGCCAACGCCCTCAAGACCACCAATCTGCTTTTCAAGGAAACAGATTCAGACACTTTTATAATACGAGATGCGGCAGACACGGACGATAAAAGTTTGGACGTGCGAGAGTTATTTGCGAATACTAGAGTCCAAATTGGAAGCAATGGCGTGTTTGGCACTAAGAGCTCCAATAATTCAGTTATTCGCATTCAAGCGAGGGTAACCGATACAGCCGATTTAAACGTTGCCCGCATAGTTAGTGCCCCCGACCCTTGGTTTGAGTTCGGAAGTTCAGGGGACTTCAAGTTTACTAGAAGCAATACGTTTGAGCTTCCAGGCAGCGGTATAATTGACTCATCTGGCAATTTAGGGCTTGGAACAACAAACCCAGCCTATAAATTAGACGTAAGAGGCGACGCCGATATAGAAGGTTTAACCTTAACAGTAAATCATAGTGCTATTGATTATACTGCTACAGCCAGTGATGATATGGTCGTAGCGACTGGGGCGATAACGATAACCTTACCTACAGCAGTAGGGATAGATGGAAAAATTTATCATGTAAAAAATACAGTTATAGGAACGGTAACAATAGACCCTTCAGGAAGTGAGACAATAGATGAGGATACAACTGTAGAACTAACTACAAAAAATCAGTCTTTATCGTTTTTCGCAGATGGTGGAAATTGGCTAATATTTTGAGAAAGGAGAATTATGAGTTTCATAATGCCAGGTGGTTGGAACGACTTTTTAATGCCTGGGCTTACATTACCCAGAACAGCAGCTAATGCCCCTGCTATTTCTACATTTCAAGGCAATATTGATGCACTTGCTTTTCAAAATGCTGGGAATCAACCAAGAGAAACATGGTCATCATTGCATGTTTTACATGATTACAGAGATGGGACTAAACTTTTTCCTCATATTCATTGGTCGCATAATAACGCTACACCAAGTGGAGATGTTAAGTGGCAAATTGAATATAGTATAGCTAAAGGACATTCAGGAGGGGCTTTTCCTGCTGCTACAACTGTATCTCTGATTCAAACGGCTGCTGCTCAATATACACATCATATAGTTGAGGTATCCTCAGATGATGCTATTCCTTCAACAGAGGCAGAATCAGACTCGGTAATTATGTTTAGGATTTTTAGGGACTCAGGAGATGGGGAAGATACATTTGGAGATGACGCATTTTTACTATTCTTTGATATACATTTTCAATCGGATAATATGCTTACAAATGAGAAAGTGAGGACTTTCACTAAAAGGATGAAGATAGGAGAAATTACCGTCTAAATGAGAGATATTTTATCAGCAATGAGGTTGTCAAGTGATTCATTACATAAGGGGGATAAAATGAAAGATGAAACTTTAGTCTGGATAATCAGGGAAGCATTTTTCGGAGCTGTGATAGTTGGGTTTATATTGGTGTTGCTTTCGCTTGGGGGGTGTTCTACGCTTACGCCTCAGTCTGTTATAAAGATTTATCCGCCTGATGAAAAAGGGGTTAAAAGGATAGTTATAGACCAAAGCAGATTGGGAAAAACTTCTTACAAAGATAAAGAAATGGAAGCAAGCTATGACAGTAAAGGAAAATCTTTACTTGTAGGTGCTACAGAAACAATCAATAAAATCGGTGAGGTTATAGTGTTAGATAAGATACTTGGAAATTAGGGGGGTGGTATGCGGAAGAAAGTCGTTAGTTTTATAAAAGATTGGCAGGTTATTATAGGGGCAGTGGTGATAATTAGCCTCTTTCTATTGAAATGGGCTCCTCTACCTGAAAAGGTGGAAGCTATGGAGGCAAAGAATGGCTCACAGGACGAAAGTATAGAAAGCAATAAAGACGCTGTTGCTTCATTTGCTTCTAATATGAACGCATATATAAAAGAACAACGGGTTATAAGTGAAGAAAGAAAGGAGGCACAACAGGATATAAATAAAACTCAAGCAGAGAATGTTAGGATGTTGATAAAATTACATATAGAAAACGGGATTCAATAAAGGAGGGAATTATGAAGAAATTAATCGTAGCAATTTTAATGGTGTTATTTTTAGCACCTGTAGTGTATGCAGGCAGTATAGGTAACTTCGTAAAAAACGAAGACCCGAGTAACCCTTTGGCTCTAAATTTATATGTGGCAAAAACTTGGGAAGATAAAGATGTTCCACTTATAGGGGAAACTGATGTAAGGGTTAAATTCGAGAGAACTTCGCCTATTGATACTGTAAGAATAGATGAAGCGGATTATACAATTTCGGTTGGTATTGAACTCTGAACATAAAGGGCTGGTGCCTGTCAAAAGGTTAAATGGCGAGTGAAACCGTTTCAGCCAGTCTAATATGATAACTATAGTCATGATTTTAATAATGATAGTGTTGTTTATTATGTTGACTAATAGGAAATAAAATGTCGTCATTTACTAAATCTCCACCATTACTTGGACTGCCGCCTGATTATAAAATGTTTGAAGTTCAGGTAGACTTTAAATATTATATTGGGTCAAAAGATAGTGATGAAGTAGTAGAGATTAAAAAAGGGACAAAAACTGATGGAGCGAGTATACCTAAAATTTTCTGGTCGCTTATTGGAGGGCCTTTGGGGCCATATGCCCCTGCTGCCGTTGTCCACGACGTATTGTATGTAAGAGGGACTTACAAGAGAAGAAAAGCAGATAAGACATTTTTAGAAGCTATGGCCGTATTAAAAGTAAGATGGTGGAGACGCAGAGTTATGCACCTTGGCGTAAGGATTGGTGGATGGCTACCATGGAATAGGTATAGGAAACAGGACAAATAAGACATTAAACGATAAAAACTATAGGACATTTGTCCTACTAATTATCACTAAGCATATATAATAGTAATCCAATAAATACAATCCACAATGGAGCAGAGATAAGTCCACTTATAATTATTGTCAGAATTATCTCAGAAGTTCGTTTCATTCTACAAAAACCTCTTCAAATACTTCAACGGTTCTTTCTCTAATACCATTTGTTGTAGGTGGTGTTTCCAATTAACTGTTTCAAGAGATAGTCTACACCAACCATGCTTTTCTCTTTCTTCAATATAATAAACTCCACCACCTCTTTCGCAGTCAAGACATATCCAACATTGTTCCTCTCCCCAAAAAGCTTTAGCGAAATCGTGGGAGAAGATGATAGTTTCACAAGCCAATTCTTCAATAAACCAATCAAGGTCATCATTAAGGTCTCTAAAATGTTGATTGCCAAATCCACCCTTAATCGCCTTCTCTATCGCCTCTTTAAGTATCTGTTCGTTAGTCATCTACTCCTCCATATACCTCGTAAGCATCTTATTAAATATCTTATAAGTAAGGATACCAGAAACTATAGCCATTACTAACCCGCCGAGAAGAAATATCAGAAGATACGGCAGTGCCGAGAGATGTTGGTTAAAAACATCAATCCATTCAGCGAACCTTGAATATCCCTTGTTTAATGATACTGAATAGACTATCCTTATGAATATGAACCCCACAAGACCTAAGAATATCCATATCCCGATTAGCATATAGAATATCATAGACAACATTTTTTTAGTCTTCATCTTCCCTCCATTTTCTCATACCTTGCTTTAACTCTATCAATCCAATCATCAACTGCTTTACTTACATAAAATTTCTTTAAATATATTCTTAATTCTTCCAATGTTTCATAGGTATGGCCCTCGGATAGTGCTTGTGCTGTCTCTTTGGGAACAGACCCCCCTCCATAAAGGTATTCTGGGCCAAATGGCTCAAACATTATAGCTTTTGCTAATAAGTTAGATTTATCTTCCTCTACAAAAGTTACCTTTAAAGGAATGCTACAAGAAATGCTTGACAGCATTAAAGATAGTATTAAAATCCAAATTATCTTCGCCATCTATCTAATGCCCTCTGCACTTTCCTTTGGTCGTTAGCCCACGCATTAAGTTCTGCCTGTGTTCCTTGGTTTGTTGTAGTCTTGGGGATTTCACTTATGAGTTTGCCTTCTTTTACTCTGTCGCCGTCTTGCCAAAGACTAACTCTTTCTTGTTCATCAAAGCTATATTTGGATGGGTCTTTGAATATTTTAATATCATCTCCCAAAAATGTTTTTATGCCAGACCAATAATACTCATCTGTTTCTATTTTTACAGGATATTTATATGTTGAAATCTTATCTCCTACAATATTATAGACAGCTACTTCTATGTATTTAACAGGTTTCTCACACCCCCATAGTATAACCATAATCAACAGACAACCGATTAGTTTCATAAATCCCCCTTATATTTTTCAATTCTCTTATTTATCTTACCTATTATCTCTGGGTATATATTGTCTATGATGTTATCCATTTCTTCTTCGTTTATCACTCTATCCCAGCCCTTGTATCCTTTACGCATTATCTCTTTTACTCTTTCTCTATCTTCGAACGTATATAAGATAAACACAGGGTCATAGAAACCTGTTAAACTGCTTTTACATTCTTTACAACTCGGCAATGTGCAACCTGTCCATTTAGGTCTTAAATAGAGTTTTTCAAGTTCAGAGAGATGGGGTGCTCCACAACCCAAGATAGATATTAAGATTAGGCATGAGAGGATTATTCGCATAGTTTACCTTCTTTCTTTAGATTTTAATTTTTTAAGAGTTTTTGTCAACTAATTTTCCATTTAAAACTCTATCGCCGTCCTCCCAGAGGTGATACGTATTTTCATAAGAGCCTCTTCTTATTGGCTCTAATGTTTTATTGGGGTCTTTATCTAACCAAAATTCTGTTGACCATCCTCTATGGGTTTCACAGAAATACTTACTTTCGGTTTCTTTAGTTATGTGAGCGACAATAATACGGGTTTCAGGAATAAGTTCGCTTCTTATCGGCTCTTCTTCGTAATATTCTATAAGGGGTGTTCTCTCAACCTTCGCTTTTATAAAATCCTTTGATACAAAACATTCTCCATCCCATTCACCACACCCCACTAACATAATCAACGCTAAAATACATATAAATCTCTTCATAAATCCTCCTCTTTCTTTGGTTTAAAAAATATAAAAGCAATCGTATTGCCTATTGCGTAAAGAACAAGAAGAACTACAACTCCTTCTAAGAAAAAAGTAAGCAATCTTTTCATGAAAAAAATCATATTGTTCCTTTCTGTTTATACAACATCACCCAACCGATTTCTCCTCCAAGGCCATGAATATCTGCAGGGCCAAATGCTTGAGCAAATGAATAATTCTTGTTGATATAATCTCTTATTCGTGGGGTCAGGAAGTTAAAATCTTTTGTATAATCATCAATTACAAACAGAATAGCTTTTGGCTTTTCTTGTTTAATTTTATGCAATATTTTGTTTTCAAGTAGATTAAGCGCTGATTTTACTTTCTCATTTCGATTAGGTATTTCTATTAAGAATTTAAGTTTTTTAAAGACATATTCGTTGTCTTGAAAGACATCTCGATATCTGCTTAGGAAACTAAACATGGAAAATGGAAGGCCAAAACCGATAGTTACTATTTTGCCTTCTTTAAAATTGTCTGACAGATAAAAGGTCAATGATTCATATAGCTTTTTTTCAGCAAGCGTAAGACGTATGCCTCCGCCACGTTCAAGAGTTAAAGTTTCGGTGTATTTCTTAATCATTGAATATGGATAACGAAAGATATGCAGGAAACTAAGAGAGAATAGAAACAATGCAATCACGACTCTGGGAAAACGTGCCTTAGTAAGATAAAGTATATATGTTATAAGGATAAAAGGAACTTGGATACTATAGGCCCTGCCGACTAAGTGAGGCACTCTCAAGCCTTCAAAAGACATACAGATAGAGAAGATGACAAATACGAGTAGGAACTGTCGAACATTCCCTTTAAATCTTTTCCTGAAACAAAATAAAACAATGGAAACTATAAAAGGTAGGAAGAAAGTGAAGTTATAAAGAATCCCGACCAATGTTTGTTTAAGATTAGTTGAGGACATAATCGCACTTATTGGCAAAAGCTCTTTCAGTTTATTAAAAAATAACAAGACTGGAGTAAATCCTGGCAGATACCCCCCATATAAGTAAGCAATCATAATTGTCGAATCCTTTGCCAAGTAAGGATAGGTTTGAAAACCGATATTAGAGTAAAAATACATAGCCACCAAAGTTCCTACACCCATAGAGAATATAAACCAACCCTTGAATTGCTTTCGTATTAACAGAAATAAAGAAATAGCTATAAGCGGGCAAGCCCCCATGAGCAGAGGTTTTGTTAATAGTGCCACCGCACTAAAGATGCCTGCCAAAAAAAGATTAAGGATACTTTTACCTTCGATAAATCGGCAAACCATCAAAAGGCCTGCCAACCCTCCTAAAGTAACGAATACGTGATTATACGTGTAATATGGGATATCAAAAAAGACTATAGATAAGAATGCGGCTATCCCAGCCCACAAAGGAGGCATAATTCTTCTGGCCAATAAATAAGTAATGGGGATAACTAAAGAAGCGAGCACCATATAACTGGCTCTTAAAACAGTCAAGGTTTCACCAAATATCTTCATAATAAACGGATAAACAAAGAATGAAAATGGCCCGTAAATCCAGGCGAAGTCCCTGTAAGGTCTCATTCCCTCTATGGCCATCAAAAAGGCGCTGGCGTCACGAGATTCTTCAAAATTTAAACCATGACGAAAGCTGATTAAATGACTGATATAATATATGACCATGATTATAAAGATGATTAGAGTATCCCGTTTAGACATCAGTATTCGACCTTCTTTCGTGCGATAGTAACTTTTAGATATTTGACAATGATAGCAGCAACATCACTGATAGTAGCGTCAAATGGATATAAGACAGACATTTTGTAAGCGTCAACTAAGGCATGGAGATATTTCAATAAAACTACTGGCATCTTATAGAGTATTTTTCTAAATGTTAAATTCTTATATAATATGGGAGTGCTTACAAATAACGGGAATAGGTAAACGGTCTTCAAGTATTTAATCTTGTCTTCATACGGAAAGTCTAAAATCGACATAGACGAAAAGACATTAGGTAAATTGTTATAATTCGGTTTTAAGTATCCCTCTTTAATCGCATAGTCAGTTATCTTCAAATGCGGATAAGGTGTTAGAGTGTTAGCAAGCGCTAAATATGGTTTACATCTGATATTCAGTTCAATAGTTTCTTGTATATTGGCATAAGTTTCGTGTGGTATCCCGATTAAATTGCTTGTGCGTTGCTTGATTCCATATTTTCTTAATAAATCCGCAGCATTGATGATTTGTTCTTTGGACATATTTCTTTCTAAAATCTTATTCCTTAGGAAATCGTTGCCAGTTTCAATCGCCCAAGCACTACATATACACCCGCCTTCTTTCAAGGCTTTTACCACATCCTCGCTAATTAGATTCGCCTTGATAAAACACCCAAAAGGCTTGTTTATGATTTTTCTGTATTTCTCACAGAACTCGAAGAGCCAGCGTTTATCAATGATAAATGTATCGTCCTGCATAACGATTAGATTAGGGTTATATTTAGAATCGACTTTCTTTATTTCTTCAATAAAATAGTCGACAGATTTCTTCCTGACTACTCTGCCACAATTCTTGAACCGTTTATTGAATATATGATTATAGCAATAAGTGCATTGATAAGGACATCCTCTGCCACTTAAAAACATAGCATATTTCTTCTTTTTTAAATAAGGTTCTTCGTTATATACAATATCTCGGGAAGGAAAAGGCATCTTATCTAAGTCAATCAGACGATTATACTGAACTTTAGAGTTATTGATAATCGTATTGTTGGCAAAGATTCCGTCTGATTGAAGATACTGTGCCAATGCCTCTTCCCCTTCTCCGACACAGATTGCGTCAATAGTGGTGTTAGAAAAAACCTCTGGAGCGAAGATTGCTCCTGGTCCTCCGATTATAGATTTTATACCAATGATATTCTTTTGAAATTTGTCAAACTCTATGTATATGGAACAGTTATAACTAAAAGTGCTGTATCCTAATAAATCGGGCTTATTGGTTTTCAATCGCTTTATTACGTTTTTAAACTGGCTTTCGCTTATATAATTTACTTTGAAACCTTTTGACTTTAGGTAAGAAGAAAGACAATAGAACTGATGCCTATCGTAATAATGCTGTTCAAAGGAAATAAATGTGATTGATTTCATTTCTTTGTGCCAAATTTAGCGACTATGACTTTGGTTATAGACATAGCAATATCAAAACATTTTTCACTTTTCTCGCAACTTGGATTATCTTTAAACCAACCTTGGAATAATTCCCAAATTACATTATGGACTTTTAGAAAATCCAACTCCACCCCATGCTGTAAAGGTAGTTCTAAATTATCGTAAATTCTTTTACATTCATTAAATCCTTTATTATAAGAAAGATTTACACCAAAAGGTGAATGGCTTTGGAAATCTTCTAACTTTTTTGGTAATTCTATTCCTTTAATATCTTTGAATTTCATATCTCCACCTTGCCTATATCATCTATAGCTTGATTGTAACCATTTTTATATAAATCGAATAAATGTTTTGTTTCATGTTCAGGCATATCTTTATCTTCTATCTTCTTCGGCAATTCTACCCCCAAATCTTTCAGGCGAATTTTCTTCTTTGGGCAGAAATAACACTCTCTACAAATATGCTTTTTGATAATAAAATTATTGTTATCAGGTGGAGATAATAAAATTGCCCCAAAATTTTGTAGTTCCTTATTGCATTTAGAACATATGGGTTTTATCATATTTCCACCTCTATCTCGCCGATTTCCTTAAGAAGTTTATTATAAATATCAGCTGCTTTCCAAGGTCCTTGATTATAAATCTGTATTGGTTCAGGTAATATTCCAAGCTCGCCAATCTTAACTTTCTTCTTTGGGTGGGAGGCATAATCAATTAGAAATTGTAGAGCCTGTTTTCGTCTATCCAAATTTTCATTAAGTAAACTTTTATATTCAGTTCTTGAAGCTAAGTTATTTAAAACTAAAAGACATTTTAATTCCCTTACTGCCTCTTCTATATCCATCCTACTCCCCCTCTCTCGATTGGTCGGTTAGTTGTGGGTTATTCTCCTAAACAATCTTTTATATGGTTTTCTAATTTATTTTCATCTATCGTTTTACCACATTCCTTACATTCATAAATACAATAATAATATTCTTCTATATTTTTACTCATCCCTCCTCCATTCTCCATTCTCCCTCAGTTATGAGGGGAGTTGTTAAATTGACATTAGTTCTCTTTCTTCTTCTTTGCGCAATTCTAAATAATGACTATATTCGGCTTGCTCAACATATCTTTCAAAGATTTTATCTGGTAAATTTAATTGTAAAAGTTCTCCCAAGGTTAAGTTTATAAAAACACTCCAATTGAAAAATAGTATTTTCTTCTTCATCCTTATTCTCCTTTCGCCCGTTTCCTCATCATAGCACAACAATCATTATGTCCTTTTGCTTCTAAATAATCGGATAGTAATACGCCTGCTAAATCTTTATCTTTGGGGATTAGGTCGTTTATATATTGGTTGATTTGGGAGATGGCTTGGTCGATACTTATACCATTATTTTTTCCCATTTACTTTTTGACATTAACTCTTTCTCTTATACAGCCCTTTCCTAACTTTAGGGTTTTTAAGGTTCTCGTATTCTCTTTGAAAAGCTACATATATAAGGTTTAGTCTGAACATACTCATTTTGGGATGTATTTTATCCAATGTTTTTAGCGTTGTTTCATAATCCTCGCCCCTTAACTTTTTAATCTTCTTTTCTATCTCACGGGCTTTGTAGAAATCGTGGTGCCAATCAAAATGAGAACCGAACCAATTTGTGAGTAAGACGTTCATATCGTGAAATTCTATTCGTGGATAATTCCCCACAGGTAGTATATGAAATCTGCCTAATCTATTTGAGGGTTTACCTGTAAGTTCATCTCTCTCGCCACGCTTTAGTTTGAGTATCTCTAAATGGAGTTTTCCTATTTTTTCTCTTAGTTTTTTTCTGGAGGTTTTTGAGCGTTTGATGTAGGTTCGTTTCATATTAACTTCTTCTCTTTCAGATATACCCACATCTTGCCTAATGCTTCAGATAAAGACCAATCACAAAGTCTTTTATCGTTATCTGTGCCTTCATTATAAGCACAGGCATATCTTTTATCTCCTTTTCCAAATCTACATATTTGAACATCAGGCAACTTCTCCCCTATCTCTATTGCGTCGGGAGCCAAGTAAATAGCCCAATGTTTTTCTGGATACAAATATAAATCAGCTTCATTTACAAGAATTTTAATGTCTTCGTGTTTGTAATCTACCCAATATCTCTCCACCTCAAATTTCCACCCTAACTTTTTCATACGCTTGGCTAAATCTAAACTGACTACTTTATCTTTTGGGTTCATAAGAACATATCCTTATAGCTTTTATTCTCTGGTCTATTTATAAACTGTTCCCAAGTCATTCCTCTAAAAATATGAAATTGATTAACCCATCTTGCAAGAGCAGTATGTCTAATATCCTTATTCTTTTTATAATAAAAGCGTTGTAAATACGCATTTTGATTTAGATTTCTTATAATATTGAGTCTATATAAATCCTCTTCAAAAGTAGTATTAAATCCAACAATTACATAAAAACAAGATTTTTTAATACCATTTTCTACTAACAATTTTATACCTTTTTTTACATTTTTTTCATCAGATAGATTGTCAAAAGCAAAATGATAATCATAATGTTTTATAGACGAGAGAATTTTAACATTATCTTTATTTAGTAGTCTAATATCTAATCCATTCTCTCGAAGTTTTAACTTCTCTTTCTTAATTTGTCCCCATATTTTTTCAAAGTGTCTTGATAATCCCATAATATTATTATCTAATAATTCTATCTCTGGAGATTTTCCATCCCAAATATCATATATATCACCTTCTATCCGTATCTTCCCTTCTTTCTTAGGCACTATACAGAATTGACAATTTCTGATACAACCTCTTGTAGTAAAGCCTATGTTTATTCGTGGTTTTACTTTTTCTATTTCTGAAGGCAATCTTTTAGTTAAACTATATCCACTACCACCTATTTCAGCATTAGGAAATTGTTTAGCTTTATCTTTATTCCAATCAAATATAATAGATATATAAGTTTTATCTGCCCAAGATTGAAACAATTCGTTATTCCATATAACTTTGTCATTTCTATCAAGATGATATTTCTCTATTTTCTTAAGAGCAAGGTTAGGAATTTTACTATCAATATCCATTATGAGTATCTTTTTCTTACTCATTATTTATCTTTTTCAAACTCTTTATTAGAATTAAATTTATAAATTCTGCTATCTTTTGGCAATTGATAATCACAATAGCTTTCGTAACTACATCCCCACCCTATTGCTCCAGTATCTTGAAAACGATATTTACAAGGATGTCCAGATGTACAAGTTTTATTCATTATCAGAGTTCGTATCTATTATTGAACCATTTGGGCCCCAAAGAGGTCTTTTTGTATCATCACATCCCTTAAACCCTACACAAAGTGCTATGATAATAAAAGCTATACCTATTCCTGTCCAAAAATCTTCCATTTCATTCCCTCTCCCCCACTAGATATCCCTCCTCATCAAGTATCCACCCTAACACTTCCTCAGCATATCTTCTCCAAGCGGGGGATATGTAGATGCGGTGTTTGTGGAGGGATTTGGTCATAGTTTCTTACAAGGATATTCTTTCATGCCTTTTTCAGCTTCTTTTCTACTATTAAATCCTGTAATAAGACAACAATCTCCATAAGCTAAAAATACCCCTCTTGGAAAATCAGTTATCCCCTCTGCTTCTATATAACTATCTACTTCTTTTAAATGTGGAACACAATACCATTTTCTTGGCATACTCCCCCTTCTATCTTTGTTTATTGTGGGTTAGAGTTCTCATATTTCTTTAAGAGTTGTGCCATTTTCTTGTTCTAATTTTTTTCCCCACGCTTCTTCATCTTCTCTTACTTGCTCATCAAATCTACCCCAAGCTAAATCCTTTATTGCTTCTGTATCCATATTATCTGAAACATTCACCTCAACAACTGCACGAGTTATTTCCCTCAGCACCATTGTTACTCTAAATCTTCTCATCTTTCCTCCTATTCTTCATACTGCATGGCTCTGCATAGTCGGTCTTTCTTTACTGGCAAGGACAGGAGTTATCACCTGTCAGGTTGTAGCTGTGTGGTAGCAGTGTCGGCCTTTTCTGTTTACCAGTGACCAACGACAAGTCGTTGCCTAAGCACTCTTTCGAGTCGCCCCCACTAACCATTTTTAAGCTATACAGAGCCATAATTTAAAAAGGTGGTTCTTTAGTTTCTGTTAGTTCCTCTTTCGGTTCATATATCTTATCCCAGATAGCTTTAACCTCTGCTTCAAGTTTCTCCACTCTTTCTGTAAGTAAATCGGTAGGTTTTAAGGTTGAGAAGTTCAGGTATTTCCCGTTCTGCTCGACATTGACCTTAATCTCGTCCCCCTCAACCCATTTAGAGTTTTCGTTGTTTCCGAATCCGCCCAAGACTTCCCCGTTATATTGGTCAGTCCTTATATGGACTCTTACATACTCTTTCCCGTTTTTATTGATTAGCTTCTCGCCTTTTGGGTTTGTGTCGTATCTGCGGATTTTTTGTATTATTAGTTTCATGGGTTTTTTCTCCTTTTTTTGTGGGTTAGGTTAAACTTACACTCTGGATGCCAACTTTGTTCTCCTACTGCCATATCTATACAATACCATAAACCATTTTTTGTTCGGCAGAAATCTACTGACCAATATCCTTTAAATATTTTACCAATTTCATTGGTGCAAAAAGTTAAAAGAGCTATCTCTTCTTTAGTTTCTGTATTCATTTCTTTCAATAATTCTTTCCAATTTTTCACAGAAGGATTTCGTATAGCTTCTTCAAACCAATATGTATGGCGACATAAAATTTGTCCTTTGTTAATAAAATATCTTCTCTCGGGATTTACAGGCATTGAACCCCAAAAAGCAGTAAATTTACTATCCATTGGGATATATTCTCTTAAAGCTATTGAGGAGCAAGGAATACTACTCATCATATCTAAACACATAGTTTCATTGACTATATGAACAACTTGGCTTTTGAGGTATTTTTCAGAAGCCACAAAACAAGTTTCTTTCCAATTATGTTTAATGCTACTATCACTTCCCCGCACAAAAATAGGAAATTTAAATTGCTTGCTTTGTTTCTCTATTCTATCTAAAAATCTTTTAGGAACTTCTAAAAAATTACTTGTCTTATCCCAATTCCACATGATAGGGATAATTATAGTTTTGGGTGTAGGAACAATATCTTTGATTTTAGGATACCAATATTCAATAGCATTTATTCTTTCCATATATTTACCTTCAAAGACCTTGATTTTTCGAAGCCCAAAAAACCTGCGTTAATATCTTTATATCCAATTTCAACTGGTTCATGCTACTTTTTGCCTTGTCGATTAGAATTTCTAAGTCCTTTTTCTTAACTCTTAACAGAAGTATCTCTTTACTAATCTGATGTGCGTCAACCGAGATAGTTTCTAATACCGCAATGGCTTCTTTAAGTTTCTTCTCCTGTTCGCTTATCTCTGTGGAAATTTCTGCGGATGAGGAATTTTCATTTATCATATTTAAAATCTCCATTCTAAACCTGTTATAACACTCAAACTTCCTACATCCTCTTTAAAAACAAAGTCCCCATTATGTTCAATATCAGCCTTGCCCCATATCCTTTTACCCTCTACAAATAGGTTGAGGTTTTTAGTCAACTTTTTCGTAGCACCCAAGACCAAATGATAACCTAAAGCATCTTTTACTTCTACTTTGTCGGGATAGTTAGGATAAAGCTCAACAAAGGTATCTCCATGATACAAATAATCTATTCCTATGCCAGCGTAAAGCCATTTCCACTGATAACCACCTGTTAGCCCAAAGGCGTATTGTTTCAAATCAACACCTTCATAAGCTACATTCGGCTGTTCAGAAAACTCATTGCCTGTTTCTAATCTATCAAGTTCTGTTCTTATCCACCAGTCCTTGAAGTCTTTGCGGTAATGAACTCCATACATTAGTTCTTCCCCAAATCCCTCTGAATATTCTGTTCCTCCGCCCTCAAAGAGAGAATATCCTATCCGAGTACCTATGGTGTCAGCAGACAAAGTAGTCGTTGTTAATAGTATACATAGTATAATTAGAGTTTTCATTTTCCCCCTCTTCTTCCAAACACTAAAGTTCGGTATGCCACGCCTCTTGCAGATTTTTGCTAAAGTTATGGGTTTTTTTCTCTTTTTTTTAGTCATTGCTTTTTTAGTAGTGATAATATAGTATCTTTTTCTAATTTCTCTGGAGATAAGTTAATATCACATTTATCTTCACTTGTCTTTTGCATTCCTGCCTTTAACAGAATGTCGTTTAAATCAATAGTATTCTGGTAAAATGTAGTGAGATAATTCAATGCGTGTTTTGTATAAGGGTTGCCATAGGAAGTAATAGAACACCCAAGATTTACTTCAGTAAAGTAAAATTTGCAATTATCTTCGGTAGTTGCCAATAATCCCAATATTCTCTGTTTTTGATTGATAACTGATTTAGCGATACAAAGGATATTATTAGGATTAACCATATAATCTTTCCCAAAATCCTTTACCAATTCTTTAGCTACTAATATTTTAAAAGGAACTTCTACATCTTCTTCAAAATTGTAATAATTAACCATTAAGAGAAAGGTATTTTCTTTTTGTTTTTTTACATAGAATACTTCTGTTGCTCCTCTTCCTTTAGGTGCGTCTGTTATATCCCCAGAGAATAGAATACCCCTATCCTCACTCCTATATAAATCATCCCACCCTATTTTTTTATTTCCATTGAGTAGAGATAAATCCAAGTCAATCCTATGTCCATTTATATTCTCCCAATGAACACCAAACACAATATCTTTCGGCACAGAAACATAGGTCCCAGAGGGGAAATACCCTGTGAACTGCTTTTCTGTAGCAGGCAAGGAATATTTAATGTAATCTGGGAGATAGACTTTCTTCCCTTTAACATTTGGCTTTATGTCATTGACTATTGAGTTAAGAACAATGTCTAAAAATGCTTTTGCTTTTCTATGGTTATTAAATCCAAAATCAGTAGCATACCCTTTACCATTTCTTATCTTATATAGAATGCTCTCTGTGTCGTTTGTTCTGAATTTAAGAGCATAAGCAAGGCGTATCTTCCTAAAGACATTTACCTTTTTCAGTTCTTCTTTCAATTTTGCTTCAGGAATAGACTTCCTTTGTTTAATCTTCGCTGTTATGTTGTTAAGAAAGTCCTCTGGCATAGGTTTATGATGTCTATAAGCTAATTTTCTTATCTTATTTATAATCATCTTTAACTTCTTATTAGACCTGAAAGCCAGAAATAAGGGTTTGAATCTATAAAAAATCTCTGCCAATCTTTCCAAACCATACTTATCCCTGTATTTTGTTAATAAACCAAGAACACTCAAATTA